CGGAGACTTCAATTTCCCAGGAGACACCTTCGATGTCGGGTTCACCGTTTTCGTATATGTACTCATCATCGACTTCGTCCATTTCCATAGTTTCCGAGTAGTAGCGTATTTCGCCGTCTGCAAGTATACGCTCCTTCAATACAGAAACCCATTCTTTTCGATTGCACCCGTCAATGGCGTCGGGCCATTTTAGCCTATCTAACTCGCCGTTGTGGCGGTGCAGGGTCTCATTCACTATGAAGTTGTAGAGATAAGACTCAGGGTCATTTTCATAATATTCACCGGGTTCGCCTTCCTGGGCGAATATCGTAGGATACATTTCCTTGAGAAAGGTCCAGTATCCATTATCTGCATCACATCGTGCCCACAAATTATTTAAGAACGGCAAGAAAATATAACGGTCGATGCGATCTGGAATCATATCGTATAGCATATCAAAGGTTCGGTCGCCTTGCATACGTGTTCGCTGATGTTCAAAGAAATCACCGATACGCTCCAAGTGGTCATCCATCTGATTTGAGAAGAATACCGCACTGAAATATTCCTGGAAAGAACGATGGATGAAGTAATACTTTTCACCTTCCTTATACATGATGCAGAGGTTGTTCGTTAAATCCAGAAGGAAGTCACGAGCCGTTGCTTTCGTCTGCATTCTTTGATGGGCAAAGACTTTATTCATGTATCCGTTAAAAATCTGGGTTGTAAATTCCAAAACTTCTGCACGGTAGGTTCTGGCACAGAACTCAGCGAAATAAACTGCAAAATCATCCGGAGACAGTTTCGTATACATGGGGCGCACATAAGCACCTTTCGATGCATCATGCAGTCGTGCCATTGTTTCATATGCTTTAGAGTAGAAAACATGGCGTTTTGCAGGAACTTCACCGTAGGAGTTATATGTCATCAGCATGATGGTCAGCAGCAAAGGGATGCTTGCAAATTGCTGATGGGAATGATACAGTTTTTTGTCCAGATCCTGTCTGAATTTTTCTTTAACCTCTGCATCGTGGTAGTCGAGTTTATCAATTAATTCCAATGCCTTTTCTTTGTTGAACGGCTCAATTTCCAATACCTGAAATGCACCAAATTGAATAAAGGTGCTGGTAGGTCTGGATGAAACAACGAGATAATTGTTGTGGTAGGCCTTTTTAAAGTTCACAAGAGCATTATCGAATGTGCTTTTTGCTGTAGACGGAACTTCATCCCATCCATCCAAAAGAATAAGGCATTTACCACTGTTTAAAGTCGCATCAAAATCATCGAAATCTATGTCGCGGTCAAATTCAAGGATAGACCTAAAAACAAAGTCTTCCAGGCGCTTATCCTCACCCGTGTAGTTTTTTAACGGTACAAATATCGGCAGAATACCACGCTCCGTATAATGCTCGGCAAAATACAAGAACAGATAGCGCATCATCATTGATTTACCGATACCGCCCGTACCTTTGATGATGAGGTTGTTGAAAGGGTTTCCTATCAGTTCGGTAATTGGTGTTGTCAAGCGTTCCATGTTACTACCGGCTCCGACGTATTTTGCCTTTATATCATTCGGAACATAGAAGTCCTTAAAGTTGCGAGGCGATTCGGAATACAATAAAGTCTTCACGGTTGAGTAGAAGGCGGAAGCCTTCTTCAAATAATTTCCGAATGCTTCATCTATTGCATCATCAAGGAGAACTCTATCCACAAGATAAATATCTCCGTTCAGTAGGTTTGCCAAATCGGGAGCCACACCATCAGCCCCTAAAATAACAGGCACCTTATCGGCGGGGCAAATGTCAGTTAAGTCATCTTCATCATCTGTAACATCGGTTATGTTATATGGCAAATCGAATGCTACGCTAATTTCTGAAGAACGTGATAACCCGATACTGCAATTAACATCTCGTCCGGCGCGAACTTCCCCTGTGGGACCTAACAAATATTCGATGGTGTCTTTGCATTCATCACTTTCGTTATTGGTAACATTGCAAACAATGTAATGCCATACACCAAGAATGAACGAACTGAGATGATATTGCCCTTCGTTTAAAATATCATTTCTGCATACTGGTGTTCCATCAGGGCGAATGTAGAATTCCTGGCTATCGGGAATTTCATCCATAGCAATCAAATCGAGTAAAGAAGCAACCAGGCGCTCTCCGTGGGTTGTAACATCAACCGCATATTTAACAAAGCGGTCAAATGCGATGGCAACCTCTTGATAGTTGTTTCGAACTCTGTTATCGAACAGGCGGATGGTTTCTGCATCCGTCAAGCAAGCAGAAGGAGTGTCTGACTCACGGCAATTTTTATATTCTGTTGTAAATGTATTGAAAGTACGGCCTTCGGTAGGTCTAATGAAATCCGGAATGGTGAGCTTCAGCAGTTTTTCAAAAACATCGGGGTTATTCCTCCCGTCACCTTTTCTACCGTTTTTGCGGGTTGCCTGTCTTTTTCCCTTAGCATCCAACAACAGCACAAGGAAGGTGCCGCCGCAGAGACGCTTTTTTCTTTGGTTTGCCATTGTTTTTCTCCTTTTTCTATAAAAAATGTCACTGCTGACGCTATTGACACTATTGACCGTGGCTGTCTGTTGCGTGACAGAACATTGTCCTTATGATTAGTCTCAGAGGGTAACTCCTCTGGGGCTTTTTTCTTACATTTGCAGGATTCGACTGCAAATGCGATATAGCTACCTTATATTATAACACAAATTTCTGCAAAATTCCAGAAGTTTAAGCGAGCGTTTGCAAATTTTTTATGTCGAAACTTCAAATTTTCGTTTAGTGAGCCTGAATAATGCACGAATGAATGCAACTAAACGGGTTTTCGGGGGTTCGATTGAGAGAGTTTCTTCGCTTATAGGTAAGCAGCCGACCTTAATGGCTGTGAAAATAAATATCGATTGTCTGAGTGCGCAATTAGGCAAGGGATACACATACTGCTTCGCCGACTCCCACAACGGGAGTCCTGCGAAGTGGCACATGGGTAGCCTTACTTTGTTGCGCTCTTTTTTCGGACAAGGTGCCCTCGTGTAGCTGTGTAGCCCTGTCTTTCCGCTCAGACGGAAAGGACAATCTATGAAAATCAAAATCCGCTACAATAACGAGTTTCAGAAACTGGAGGTCGACCGCGAGGAGATGTGGGTGTCCCTCTCTCTCGGCAGCACCGAAGGACTCACCAACTCCGAAATGGAGAAACGCATCCAGGACAAGTTTGATGAGATGTTCAACCGCCCTGAATACAACAACTGGCATCGCCATGACCGCCATACCGACCCCCTGGGCACTCCAAAACGAATGGACGGTAAAAAGGGTCGCATCAACCATAAAGACGGCGAGTTTGAAATGCCCTCGGAAAATCGTATGGATTTATTTCCCGACTGCACTGAGGAGGAACGCCGTGATGAGCAGTATGAATATGAAGCTGTCTGCTCGTTGATTCGTAAGCACCTGAAACCCGACCAGGCCGAGCTGCTTATTGAAGTACATATTAATAAGGTACCAAAGCAGGAATATGCCGCCCGCCTGGGAATCTCACCCAGCGCCGTTTCCCATCGTCTTGAGACTGCCGAGAAAAATTTCAAAAAAATATTTCCGACATCCTCAAGTTTTCGCCTCTCCCGTGGCTAATAAGCAGAGGGTATTTTCAAAAATCCCTCGGAAAGGAGCCATGACAAATGAAGCATAATTTGAAAATCAGTGTTTCAAAGAAACCCCAGGCAGACGGCATCGTAGCCTGCCGCACCATCGGTGTAAGGGAGAGATTCCTGCGTTTCCTCTTCGGTTCAAAGCAGAAAATCACAATCCTCGTTCCCGGTGACACGGTAGACGAAATCGCCATCTGCGAATCCAAGGAAGGAGGAAGCGTACATGAGTCGTGTTAAGTTGATGCTCGATGTAATCGATGATGTGTGCAATGTGGCGGAAAGCCTTCAGCACCTTGCCGAGACATTGAAGGTACTGGTAAAAGCCATCGGAATGGATGAACAGCCAAAACTTCCGCAGGTGGAAACCACAGCCGTTCCAGCACCGAAGAAAGAAGTTCCTGTAGCAGAAAAGCAGCCGACCCTTGCAGAGGTTCGTGCGGTGCTTGCAGGAAAGTCCAGAAGCGGCAAGACGGCGCAGGTCAAGGAACTGCTCGTAAAGCACGGTGCAGACAAGCTGTCGGATATTGACCCTGCCAAGTATAAGGCACTGCTTGAAGATGTGGAGGGATTGTAATGGGAAAACACGCATTATTGTCCGCATCTTCTGCGGACAGATGGTTACACTGTCCACCTTCGGCTCGCCTGTGCGAAGGATATGAGGACAAAGGCAGCGATTATGCCGCAGAAGGTACTGACGCGCATACCCTTTGCGAGAGCCGTCTGAAAAAGGCACTCGGTATGAAAACCAAAGACCCCGTGGAAGACCTCTCCTGGTATAACGCCGAAATGGAGGACTGTGCAAACGGCTATGCCGATTATGTGCTTGAACTCCTAGAACAGGCAAAGCAGACCTGCACCGACCCGGTGGTTATGATTGAACAGCGCGTTGATTTCAGCCGTTGGGTCAAGGAAGGTTTTGGTACGGCGGACTGCATCATTATCGCAGACGGCGTGATGAACATTGTGGACTATAAGCACGGCAAGGGCGTGGAAGTTTCCGCCGAAGCCAATCCGCAGATGATGCTCTATGCACTCGGTGCCCTTGAAATTTTCAATGGCATCTACGATATCACAGAAGTCCGCATGAGCATCTATCAGCCGAGAAAAAGCAACGTCAGTGTCTGCGTGATGGATAAGGACAGCCTTCTGGAATGGGCGCACAACGATTTGATGTATAAGGCAAAGCTGGCCTATGACGGCGAGGGCGAATTCCAATGCGGAGATTGGTGCCGTTTCTGCAAGGCAAAATCGGAATGCAGAAAGAGGGCTGCCGCCAATTTGGAAATTGCCAAGTACGAATTCCAGGAACCACCCCTTCTGGAGGATGTCGAAATTGCAGAAATTCTCGGCAAAGTTGATGAACTGGCGGCCTGGGCAGCAGATGTTAAGGAATACGCTCTCCGCAAAGCCATCAACGGACAGGAATGGCCCGGTTGGAAACTCTGCGAAGGTCGCAGTGTCAGACGCTATGTCAATGAGGATGCCGTAGCAAGGGCAGTCCTGGATGCCGGATATAGTCCCTATGAAGAAAAAATCCTGGGCATTACCGCAATGACGGCAGCACTCGGTAAAAAGAAGTTTACCGAGATTATCGAAAGCAAAGGCTTGATTGAAAAGCCACAAGGAAAACCCGTATTAGTTCCCATGTCGGATAAGCGTCCGGCTATGAATACAGCAAAACAAGATTTTATTGAAGAATAAGGAGGACAACTATTATGTCAAACAAGATTTCTAACCCTATGAAGGTCATCACCGGTCCCAACACCCGCTGGTCTTACGCCAATGTGTGGGAGGCAAAATCCATCAACGGCGGCGCACCTAAATACAGCGTCAGCCTCATTATCCCTAAGTCCGATACCGTAACTGTCAACAAGATTAAGGCCGCTATCGAGGCTGCCTATAAGGAAGGCGAAGGTAAGCTCAAGGGCAACGGCAAGTCCGTACCTCCTCTCAGCGTACTTAAGACCCCTCTTCGTGACGGAGATTTGGAGCGTCCGGATGCTCCTGAGTATGCAGGCTGCTACTTCGTGAACGCCAACAGTGCATCTGCACCCGGCATTGTGGATGCAGACCGCCAGGAAATTATCGACCGTAGCGAAGTTTACAGCGGTGTATATGGTCGTGCCAGCATCAACTTCTATGCCTTTAACTCCAACGGCAACAAGGGTATCGCCTGTGGCCTGAACAACCTTCAGAAGATTCGTGACGGTGAGCCCCTTGGTGGCAAGAGCCGTGCTGCGGATGATTTTGCAACGGATGAAGAGGAAGATTTTCTCGGATAAGCAGTAACGCTCACTACACGGGAGGCACGGCTCGATATTGGGTCGTGCCTCTTTTACCAAGAAGGAGATGCCATGAAAAATTTAGAAATTGATATTGAAACCTATAGCAGCATCGACCTCTCAAAATGCGGTGTTTACAAATATGCCGAGGCAGAAGATTTTGAAATCCTGCTGTTCGGTTACAGTGTGGACGGCGGCGAAGTGATTGTAGTAGACCTTGCTGCCGGAGAACACATCCCGCAGGAGGTTCTTGATGCACTCACAGACGATACCGTAACAAAATGGGCATTCAATGCTGCTTTTGAAAGGGTCTGCCTGTCCCGTTATCTCTCTGATCAGGGCATTAGCCTTGACCCCTTCCACGATAACCATCCGCTGTCACAGGAATGCGCCCGCTACCTTAACCCGGAATCGTGGAAATGCTCTATGATATGGTCTGCCTATCTGGGATTGCCGTTATCCCTTGAAGGGGTCGGTGCAGTGCTTGGTCTGGAAAAACAAAAGCTGTCCGAGGGCAAAGACCTCATCCGTTATTTCTGTGTACCATGCAAGCCGACTAAGGCAAACGGCGGCCGTACCCGCAATCTGTATTCCCATGATGCTGAAAAGTGGGAACGATTCAAGGCATACAATGTCCGTGACGTGGAAGCCGAAATGCAGATACAGGCGAAATTAGAAAAATACCCTGTACCCGATTTTGTGTGGGAAGAATATCACATCGACCAGGAAATCAATGACCGAGGCATAGCCTTGGATATGACCTTGGTGGAACAGGCTATTGCCATGGATGAACGCTCCAAGGTTGCACTGACCGATACCATGAAAACACTGACGGAACTGGACAACCCCAACTCTGTGGTACAGATGAAACAATGGCTGCTTGAGAATGGACTGGAGATGGAAAGCCTGGGTAAAAAGGAAGTTGCCGAAGTGCTGAAAACTGCGCCGGAGCATCTGAAAGAAGTGCTTTCCATTCGTCAGCAGCTTGCCAAATCATCCGTGAAAAAATACCAGGCAATGCAGAATGCCGCCTGCGCCGACAATCGTGCGAGAGGTATGTTCCAATTTTATGGGGCGAACCGTAGTGGGCGTTGGGCAGGACGCATTATACAGTTACAGAACCTTTATAGAAATTCGATGCCGGATCTGGATATGGCGCGTGACCTTGTAAGAAACGGTGAATTTGAAACTGTGGAATTGCTATACGATTCTGTGCCGGAAGTGTTGTCCGAACTGATTCGTACAGCCTTTGTACCGAAACCCGGCTGCAAATTTATCGTCAGCGACTTCTCCGCTGTGGAAGCGAGGGTTCTGTCCCATCTTGCAAATGAGACATGGCGCACGGAGGTCTTTGCCCAGGGTAAGGATATTTATTGTGCGTCTGCATCGCAGATGTTCCATGTTCCCGTGGAGAAGCACGGTGTAAACAGCCATCTGCGTCAGAAAGGCAAAATTGCGGAACTGGCACTCGGCTATGGCGGCTCCGTGGGTGCTTTGAAAGCAATGGGAGCCTTGGATATGGGTCTTGCGGAAGAAGAACTGCAACCCCTGGTGGACGCGTGGCGTCAGTCCAATCCCAGTATCGTGAAGTTTTGGTGGGACGTTGACCGCTGTGTCAAAAAGACCATCAAAGACCGTGTGCCTACGGAGACCAATGGTATCCAGTTTCGTTACCAAAGCGGTATGCTGTTTATTCTGCTTCCCTCCGGCAGACAGCTTTCCTATGTGAAACCCCGTATGGGAGAGAACCGTTTCGGCGGCGAGTCCGTAACCTATGAAGGTATCGGCGGCACGAAGAAATGGGAACGCATCGAAAGTTACGGCCCCAAATTCGTGGAGAATATTGTCCAGGCTTACAGCCGTGACCTGTTGGCGCACTCTATGAAAACGCTGCGCCATTGTTCCATCGTGGCGCATATCCATGATGAAATTATTGTCGAAGCCGATATGCGTATGTCGGAAGAAGTCCTCAGTGAGCAGATGGGACGTGTCCCGCCCTGGGCAAAAGGGCTGCTTTTGCGGGCGGACGGCTATGAAACACTTTTTTATAAAAAAGATTAGGAAAATCCTCAAGTTTTGTTGCCTCCTGTGGCTAATAAGTAGGGAGTGTTCTCCCTGCCTGCCACAGGAGGCTTTTTTCTGTGAATTTATCGCCCATACGGCAAGGAGGATTTTGCACATGACAATTTTGAAGGAGGTGTGCCTGTGGATGTGCTTCGAGTTGAACACGACCGTGGATTTTTAGAAATCAACATTGAAGCCTTCTTCCCATGCACACAGAAGAAGGCAAAGATTCTGTTTCCGCTGATACGAAAATGGTGCAGCGAAGAAACCAAAAGTGCCTTGATGCAGGAATTGGTGGAACTGGCAGATGGATATGAAGCCCTTTGCAAAATGTATGCAAACGAAGCGGCGAACCATCCACCACGCTCCAAAGAGTGCCGACACTTCACATCTGAGTTCAAAAGAACGAACACGCTCTACAGGCGTATGCAGAAAAATATCACAATGCTTAAGGAGGTATCCCGATGAAGGTAAAGATTGCGGTATGTAACCGCAGAACAGACAAGAAATACAAGAACCAGGAGATGGACTGGCAGTACATCTCCGACCGCAACAGAAATCCCGTGCGTACTTCTGAGACTGCCGAAGAATATCCGAAGCTCCCCAAAGAACAGAGAGCCAATCTGAAAGACATCGGCGGACTGGTCGGCGGCTGGCTGAAAGGCGGCATCCGTAAGAACGGCAATGTGCTGTTCCGCACGGTCGGCCTTTTGGACGCAGACCATTGTCCTGCAGGATTTGATTTTTGCGGTGCTGTGCGTAATGTGTTCGGTGACATTACCTATTTTATTTATTCCACCCACAGCCACACGCCCGATAATCCCCGCTACCGTCTGGTCATTCTGCTTTCCCGTGAGGTCAGCGAGGACGAGTACCCGGCACTGATGCGTATGGTGGCAAAGCAAATCGGCATGGATTATTTTGACGATTCCACTTATCAGTCGAACCGCATGATGTATTGGGCATCCTGCCCTTCCAATGGGGAATTCGTGTTTGATGACAATTCCGGTCAGGCTCTCGATGTAGAGAAATACCTGGATATGTATGAGGACTGGCGTGATATTTCGCAGTGGCCTACTTCCAGCCGAGAGTCCGAGGTTATCAAAAAGGAAACCACTGCACAGAAGAATCCTTTGGAAAAAGAAGGAACTGTCGGTGTGTTCTGCCGTGCCTATCCGACCATTCAGGAAGTTATCAATGAATTTCTTTCTGATGTATATGCACCGACCGCTACCGATTCCCGCTATGACTACTTAGAGGCGGACTCCATTGCGGGTGTGGTTATCTACGATAATGTTTTCGCTTATAGCCACCACACCTCCGACCCCGCCTGCGGAAAGCTGTTGAACGGGTTTGACCTTATCCGCGTTCATCGTTTTGGTGATCTGGAAGAGAAAAAATCCTTTAACGCAATGTGCGAGTTTGCCTTATCCCTGGAAAAGGTCAAGATGCAGATTGCCGCCGAGCGTAAGGAGAAGGTCGACCGTGATTTTGATAGCACGGAAAATTGGGAGTCCCTGCTCAAATATCAACCCCGCAGCAATGTGCTGGAGAATTCCGTATGGAATGAAATGCTCATTCTGAACAATGACCCTGATTACGCTAACTTTGCTTATAACGAGATGGCAAACCGTATCCAGGTGACGGGACCTCTGCCTTGGGACAGACCGAAGGATAATAAATTCTGGCGCGATGCGGACACGGCGCAGCTTAAGGCAATGATTGATGTGCGCTATGTTCCTTTTTCCAGCAGAAACCACGAAGTCAGCTTTACCAAGGTGGCTGATGACCGCCGTTTTCATCCCGTGCGTGACTACCTTAACAGCCTGCCTGCGTGGGACGGCAAAAAGCGTATTGATGATATTCTCATCAAATATCTTTCCGCTGATAACACCGACTATGTAAGAACGGTTACAAGAAAAACCTTTGTGGCTGCCGTTGCCCGCATTTATAAACCCGGCACAAAATTCGACAGCGTGTTGGTGTTGGACGGCATTCAGGGTATCGGCAAGAGTACCCTGTTCAAGGACCTCGTGGGTGATGAATATTACTCCGAAACCCTGTCCCTTACTGATATGAACGATAAGTCCGGTGCAGAGAAACTGCAGGGATTCTGGATTATGGAGATTGCAGAACTTGCAGGCATGAAAAAGGCTGACATCGAGAAGGTCAAGGCGTTCCTGTCCACTTCCGATGACAAATACCGTCCTTCCTACGGCAAGACCGTGGAGAGCCATCCGAGACAGTGCATCATCATTGCCTCCGTTAACGGTGAGCGTGGATATCTCCGTGATATTACAGGCAACCGCCGTTTTTGGGTTGTGAAACTGAATCAGAGAGAACAAAAGAAAACCTGGCATTTTACCAAGGAAGACCGTGACCAGATTTGGGCGGAAGCCAAGTATTACTACGAAAAGGGCGAAAAGCTGTACCTTGAGGGCGATATGATTTCCGCTGCCGAGGAAGTGCAGCGTGAAGCTATGGAAGTGGATGAGCGCCAGGGCATGGTTGAAGAATACCTCGACACCCTTCTTCCTGAAAATTGGGATGCGATGGATACCTATGCCAGACGCAATTTCCTGTCTGAGAAGGATGCGCCCACAAGCGTTAAGGGCACCGTGCGCCGTGAGACGGTAAGCAATGCGGAAATCTGGTGCGAATGTTTCGGGCGCAGCCTTTCTGATTTGAAGCCTGCGGACTCCTATGCGATAGCTGCCCTTATGACACAGATTGACGGTTGGCAACGAACGACTAAGGTTCGTAAGCGTTCTCCTTATGGTAAGCAACGCCTTTATGAAAGAACCTGTTGCCAGCCTGAAAACGCTGATAAATAAAGGACTTTTGAGGTACAAGCAACGATGGTAACAACTATTTCCTTTATATTCAAAATCAATAAAAACACTACAAAAGCAATCCCTAAACACCCGCGTAGGAATTATAGGGAGTATTGTTTCCACTCGTTGCTTGTTACCGGAAGTCAGAAAGGATGGTGTGCAAATGGTAGGTCAATATGATGAAAAGTACCTGCGAAAATGTCATAAGCGGCTCCGTGAACTTGGCGCACCTCTTGAAAATTGGAGCTGCGTGGAAGTTGAAGATGGTGAGACCGCGGACTTCATCTGTGAGTTATGTGGATGCGACCGTGTCAGATTCATTCATGTGATGGCACACGCAGATTACGATGGGGTGTTGCAGGTCGGTTGCATCTGTGCAGGATACATGGAAGGCGACTTGATTGCTGCAAGAGAACGTGATGATGCAGCCAGGAGAAAAAGTAGTCGAAGGGCAAATT